CCCGACGTAATCAGTTGGTGTAATGCTCCCGTGGACAATGCACCAACCAGCCTTTTTGACCACTGTAACAACGCCATAATCAACCACTCCACCTGTAAAATCGTTGTTGTCAGTGGTGTACGTATTTGATTCCGCATCATCTAAATCATCTAATTTTGATTGGATGGATGCAATGGGCTGAGCGGTGTTATATAATGCCACGGGTGTCCCAACAGTGATGCCGGAAATCTGCACACGATACAGCGGCATAAAACCGGACGTATCTCCATTTAGGATGTCGCCCTCGGTATACGCTGGATCGGATGGTGTGCCTGTTACCGGGGTGCCCTTGATGGCCACAAATTCGCCCAACTCTGCTCCGGTGGTGGTATTTTTGGTATAGCGGAATCCAATCAGGTCGTTGCGGTTTTGGCCCTGGGTACCGGACTCAATGGCGACATCCACATACTGACCCGTTGGCACGCAGGCAAACAAGCCCTGGAAGAACAGCGCCCCGTCCGCCAATCGGATTGTATTGGCGTCCACAACGCTGACTGCCACTTGACTGCCCAGCGTTGCCACATAGCTGCTGGCCCCCACCAGCGCGGCGTGCTTATGGGCATCCAGGGCGGCAGTCACATCCTGCCCGGTGTAACCCGTTACCAAATAATTAGGCATTTAATCACTCCCTGTCTTGTAGGATACTGTGACCACTCCCCCCGAGATGGTCACAATTTTTTTGGTTATGGCGGTCTCAACGGACAGGCCGGTAATATTGTCCGTTACTCCCACAATATCGCCAATGTCATAGGCGACTGTCTCGTCTGTGATGGATGCCTTGCAACTGTCCGCTGCCTGGTACTCCATCAGCTTCTCCGTGCCACTTTTCAGCAGTTCGGCTTCGCTTTCTGCATTGGAGTAGTCGTACACGGCCATGTATTCATCTAAGCCGACCAGGCTCTGGGTGGCGGAGATGGTTCCGTTCGTACCCGCATACAGGTGCAGCACTTGCCGGTTTGCCAGGTCCCCCTTCCCCAGGCAGATCAGGTGATTGACTTTCGTCCATGCCTTTGTGGCGTCAATGGACATCTGGTCGCTGTCCCACTCATCTTGCGTTGTGTAGTTGGCCACCAGCAGGGCGGACAGCTGTACCTTGCCAGACTCTAGCACCTCCAGGTGGATCTTCGCGCCCACGCTGGAGAGCATGGCACACAGACCGTCATACCCGGCCGCATATCGGGTGAACTGGTAGCTGGAAACGAAAATTCCGCTGGCTGCCGTCTCCGCAACAAACAGATCGGACAATCCCAGACGGCTGATCAGCGTGGAGAGTATTGTATTCGCGTCACCAGACACCGTGTAATAATCTGCCCCGGAATCAGGTTGAATGATCTTACTATTCAAAACGCCGTGCCACGTCCGCCCTGTGTAGTTTACTTGCTTATCATCAGACACATAGCGTATACCGTCCACAATGCCGCCATACTCTGTGCCCTCCATATAGATAACGGACCCCGCTTCCAGCGATATGCCATCCACCGATACGGTCAGCTCAAAGTCATTCTCATCGGATCCGTAGGCCAGATCCAACGTACAGTCGGTCAGGATGCCCTGATCCACTCGTTGCGCATTTGTATAGATCAAGTCCACTTTGGCTCGCTCCTCTCCTCGATCAAGGTCAGATCAACCCCGAAGTTATCACTGCGGGTAAGCGGGATGGTACCAACCGGGATCGGCTCAAAGATATAGCTATCACGATTGCGCAGGTGGAAGCAGTTGGTCTTGGTACCATCCACATCAGTCCCCAGAATTGTCTTGCCCCTGCTGTCAATGGTCAAACACTGACCGGTCAACAGGGTGACGTTGACGTTGTACTCATGGCCGTCGATATAGACGCTTGGGTTGGCACACGGTCCATAAACAATCATCAGGAACTTGCATGGATTGCTTGCCTGGTTGTTCAGCGCCGATCCGATCAGTGAGTTGCCATAACGATATGGATATTGGTATGGATAGGCCACAGCGGTCGCACCACCCGAATTGGAGAGAAAAGAAAAATTCTTTTCTTTCTGCCACACCGGATTGTCGCAGGTAAATTCGCAGGTAAATTCTGCATAACGTTTAGTAACATTGTAGTTTTCTTTGGATGATTTGGTCGCGTATGCCTGTAGAAACCAGTCGCCAAGCCAAACTTTCCCCGGCTGTCGTGCAGATATATCCAGGTCAAACAACGTCGTCAGCTTGTTTTTCACGTCTGTAGCCTGATCTTTGCTGAATCCGGCTATCCTCAGAGACAGTGTTTTAGTTGCCGTATTCCGATCAAAGCGACTTATACGCTTATTTACTAAGATTGGCGACCACTCATAATCGCGTAGATCATTGGAATCAATATAGACTCCGTTTTTCGATCCGACAAAACGAGCTCCTCCATGTGTCTCATAAACGAAATCATCAAACAAGGCTCTTCACCGCCCTTGCGAGCTCTCTACGATCATACACATACGTAGACCCGGACATAATTGCGTTTGCCACTTTTGCATCGCCAGATTTGATTGCTGATAAGATATTTACAAGTACCTGGGTCTGCGCCGTGCTCTCTTTCGACACAGCGGATTGGATCATGTGCATTAGCGTTTCCGCGCCGGATACCACTTCGGAGCCAGCTTCGCCGCCAGCCAGTAGGCTATTACCTGCTGCTCCAAAAATGGTTGGTCTATCTAGCAACATCGGATTATTCATAGCCTTTTTATGCCACACGACACTGAGATGTGGGATCGAGCCTTTCAGCAAGTCTCCTATTTCCCAACCAGGCGGCTCGATTGAAAACTTCGGCACTTTCAGCTTTGGCAAGCTCCAACTGAAATTAAAAAATCCTTTGATTTTATCAATGATTCCCTTAACCGCGTCCTTTGCGGCCTCAACTGGTTTTGTGATCGCAGACTTAATTCCGTTCCAAACGTTTGTAGCAGTTGATTTAATCCCATTAAAAATGTTGGATACAGTTGATTTTAAACCGTTAAAAGCACCCGACACCTTACTTTTAATCCCATTAACAACTGTTGTAATAACAGATTTGATTTCATACCATATAGACGTAATAACAGATTTTACTTTGTCCATAATGGATGTAATAGTAGATTTGATTGACTTGAACGCAGTCGATATTGCTGTACGGATGCTGCCAACGATGGTTGCAATTTTCCCAAACAAGGTCATAAAGAATCCTGCAATCGCTGATATGCCCGTCTGAACGGCTGAAACTACCGCGCTGAATACACTTTTGATTCCGTCCCATAGGCCAATCCAAAAGTTCCGGAATTCTTCGCAATTGATCCATAGTGCAATAAAAGCGGCGACAAGCCCGGCGATTGCAGCGATGACTAAAACAGCGGGATTTGTTAGCATTATGGCCGTATTTATCGCCATTATCGCGTTCACAAGCCCGATTGCTACTTTTACCGCCATTATGGCCGGTACCACAACCGCCAAAACGGGAGCAATATTGATTATGACCGATATAATTGATCCAATGGTCGATGCTACGTTTTTCGCCGTGTTCCAAAAATCTTCTAGATTGCCTTTTATACCAGATATGATGTCTGGTGCATCTTGAATCTTGCCTCCTATAAAATCCGCAACACTAGACGCTATGTCTCCAATCGCTGACGATACCGCAGACCAGTCCATATTTTTCATGGCATCTTGGATTGATGGGAACACGTTTTTTGCCAGGTTTTCCAGCACAGGGCGCAGCGCATCCAGTGCCTTTGCCTTAAAATTAGTCCATGCTGTCTGGAGCGGCTCTAACGTTTCGCCAAGCCGTGCCTGTGACTCCTCCAGATTTGCATTAGCCTCATTGGCCGCTATAATACTGGCCGAGGTCTCCTTGTATTGGTCAGATGCACCGCCATATAGTTTTGTCATGGTTTCCGTGATCAGCGCATTCCGTTCTTGCTCCGTGGAGCACTCGCTCAGGGCGACATTAAAGGCGTCCTCCGCCGTTTTTACATCGCCGCCCATGTACCCAGAAAACATTTTTGCGGCGTCGCTGGACCAATTAAGCGCATCTGCAAATGCGCCTGTTACGGTTCCTGTTTTTGCGGTCTCGGAAGCCGCCTCCATCAGACTCTCGATGGGCATACTATCGCCATACGTCCCAAATGCGCCGGTTAAGATATTGGTCCACTTGGTCAGGTCTCCCTCAGACGTACTCAGATTGGCCATTAAGTTCGCCGCTTCTGTAGCCTGATCGGTTTCACCGACAACGCTATACAGCGACTTGTACGTTTTAGTCGCGTCATTAGCCGTAAACCCAGCATTTTTAAACGCCGTATCCAGCTTTGCCATCTCTGTCCGATACTCTCTCGTGCTTAACGGGAGCTCGGCCAACGCGCTGACTAGCCCCGCAAGTTTCCCAACCAGTGCCTGGATGCCGGAGGATATCAGATTGGCCAGCACTCCCTTGAGGACTGTCCAATGACCCGCAGATGATTCAGCGCTTTTCCCAGCCTTTTCTGCAGCGTCCCCCATGTCTGACGCTGCGTTTCCGGTATCGTCTAACGCGGATTTAAACTTTTTCAAATCATTTTCTGTCGCTATGATTTCCCGTTGCAGTGCGTCGTATTGTTTGGTAGATATGGGATTCCCGAATTCATCACCCACAGCTATAGCCTGTTCTTTCAGCCCCTTGAGCTTATCCTCTGTCACTTTGATACTTGATTGTAATGCATCGTACTGGTCCTGCGATATTTTTCCGTTAGATAGCTGTTGATCTGCTTCTTTTGATATATCTTTCAGTTCCGATAACTTTTTCTTTGTCTTATCGATCTCTGTTTTTATCGGATCATATTTTTCTTTCCAACTATCATAGTTTTGGGCACTCTGGGATACCTGATCATTGGCCTGTTTCAGGCCTTCCAATTTTGTTTTTGTATTAGCGATAGTCTGCCCCAGCAACTTTTGTTTTTGCGCCAAAAGTTCCGTGTTTTTTGGGTCAAGCTTTAGCAGCCGTTCCACGTCCTTTAACTGGGATTGTGTATCTTTAATATTGGAGTTTACGCCCTTTAAAGCTTTATCAAGCCCGGTTGTATCACCGCCAATTTCTACTGTAATGCCCTTTATTCTATTTGCCATGGTGTAAACTCCCCCCTTTAAAAGCGGTCAAAATCCTCTTGCGTTGCGATCTTGTCATATTTCACATCATCATTTGATTTTTCTGTATACATATCACTCACTAATCCTATTGTAAGCAGGCCTAGATCGCGGATGGAAATACCAAGCTCCATGCAACGCAATAGGAAAAGCGGCGTTGTCATTTCCCGATCGTTTTTACTAAGTTTTTTTTTGACTCTACCTCCGTCATCATATTGGTTCCCCATAGCGCGAGGATTTCCGGTAAAATTTCGTAAATGGAAAACATGTCAAACTGGTCCAACCACTCGTTAATATCAGGCGGGATTGTGTGGTCCGCATGATAGGCCATGATATACGCCACATTTTCAAAAATCTCCAGATCGTCAATCAAAAATTCATCATCATTTGGACCTGATTCACCTTCTGACGCTTTCTTGTCAAAAGATTTTTCCAGCTTGGATAAGTCCTTAAAAATATCGCGCTTAAATTTAGCGCGATACAATCTCGGGGTATCAGCGGAAGCGCGAAACGGAACCATTTTCCCGCAAATTTCAATTTCTTTACTCAGCATATGTGCTCACCTCATATCAGACTGCTGCGATCGGTACATATACAGCGGAATACCAGCCATTGTAGGTAGTATCGGACGTTGTGTCACCCGTTTTTGCCTTAACCATCCCGTCGGAACGCGGGTCTGCCGTCAGAGACAATTTCTCCGTTCCAGGAGCAACTTTGTCTTCTTTCGTTTCAGAGCCGATGCTTGGGCGGGAAACGCTACAACAGTACATCACATGCCGGATTGCTTTTTCGTCTCCATCAAATTCAAACAAAAGCGCAAATTTCTGTGTCTCATCCGCGTCGGTTGTCTCTACAAGTACGCCATTTGTATCCAACGTCTCTTGCAAGATGTCGGTTCTGAACCATTCCGGCACAAGTGCAATCTCCAAATCACCGCTGTATCCATTGTTGGTCAGTGCCCGGAAATATACAATCCCGTCCGCATAGAACGGGGTGTTGTCCCCCTCTGCATCTAGGCCGAGACTAACCGCGCCGGGGATTGCCTGTGGAGCAGTATAAGTGTAGGTTGTGACACCTTCCGCAACTGTTTCCGTCAGTTTTGCGGCATAAACGTTTTTTAGATTATATTTTACTTTGTTTCCCATAACTTTTTATACACCCCATTCAAATATGTACAACACCTGGTATAGTTTTTCGCTCTCTATCCAGGTTTCGTGCTTGTTGTAAAAGATTTCATGCGCATCTAGCGCAGTTTCAATAGATTGTTCCGATTGCAAATCCTTTTTGTCTGCGTAAAGTTCAACATGCACTTCGTTCGCTTTAAAATATGCTGTTCCGTCTGCCGAAAAATTGTAACTATTTGGAAAAAAGTAGCATATAAATGGGGGATCAGGTGATTCACCTTCTACAAAATGGTGATACGCATATGGCAGTCCGAATTCTCCAAGAATTGCCAATAGTTTATCCATTTCTTATTTCCTCCTCAATTCCTTCTGCTAACTGTTTTATTCCGGCTGCTT